ACGGTCTGGTCTGGATGAAACATTGCATACCATAGTAAATAGCCAGCTGCACATGTAGTTTTTCCCATTTGTCGTGGTAACATGTTGATATTAAATCGATGCCCGTGATATGCATCTAATAATCGTTTCTGATATTCGAACGGCTCAAATAACATTTTTCCTCTAACAGGGTGTTGGATATGAAAAAAGTTTTCTGTAAAATAATGGTAACCGTCGTCCTGACTACACGCTAACAGTGCTTCAATGTGCTTTTCTGTAAACGTTTCTTTCGTGTGGGCTTTTTTAGTTAAAACGCCGTCTAATGATTTGCTTGCCATAATATTATTTAACAATAAAAAAGCGGGCAACTGCCCGCTTTGATATAACTATTTTTGTAGTTATCTATTTTTAATTTCTTCGTACAAGCCCGATAAACGATCTACTAGACTTTCCATAGCCATAGGATTATCGCCCATTCTATAGCTGTTAGGATACATAGTTTTAGATCTATTTAAATCAGTTCCCGATCCTGTTACTGCATCGATATCGCTGTATACTTCGTCGGGTTCGTTTGCAAATTCTTCCTGGCTTAGTACTGGCTCTAAATCCGATGGAGACATCTTTTTCATAATAATTTCAGGATCTTCCATGTCGTCAGAACCTCCACTCTGAATGTCCTTTAATACATTTAACAAATCTCTGATTCCGCCTTGTCCTGATCCTGACATGGTGACATTCATGTTAACGTTATCTTGTTGCTTAGGCATACCCATCATACCGCTAGGCATGTCGGACATACCGGGCATTCCGCATTCGTCGAGTCCATCAGTAGGTAATGGGCTTGCTACTTGGTCAGCTTCGCTAACCGGTTGGTCTAGCTGAACCATTTTAGTTAATAGGTCTTGAAAATTCATTTTGTTTCCTTTTTCTTAGATGAGAACAATGATTTAGCTGGTCCAGCCTTTGGCATCTCATTTGCCTTTTCTTTTGGTAATGATTTTGCTAATAACTTTTCGTTAACACCTTTATATTGTGTTAATTGAGGCTCTTTACGAGCTTTAGCTAGATCTTTTAAGAAACTACTAACATGTTTCTCACCTACTAAATTCTGATTATTAGTTTTTTCATAATCTTGTGTTAATACAGGATCGCTACTGTCGCTACATAGATGCTCGTTTTCAAGTTCGGCATTCGCTTCTTCAAGCGGTGTCCTAACTCGAATTGAATTTCTATTAATCCCTGTTGACGATGCAATTAATTCAGCAAGAACAGTACTAGTTGCAGGATAGTCTAGGTCTGCTTCGAATACGGTCATTGAGGCATTTTTAATTTCTGGGAAATCAGCCAATGCTGCCTGGATAGGAGAAGTTTTACCTTTAGTAAATCTACTCACTTGATATTTTTGCAAGGCTGCTTCTAGCACATCTTCGCAGTGTTCTGGTAAGTCGCCAGCGATTTTAATTTTAAAAGAATACTTTTTTTCTTCTTTGTTTTCTGATAAGTATTGAGAAAATAATTTCATAGTTTTTGTCCCGATACCTTATTTATTCATATTTTTAAGTTTTTCGATCAAGCTGTTTCTATCAGAAACGATAACGCCCTCGCCTTGCAATGTAATACCTTCATCTTGCCCTGCTTTTTGATCTATTTGTTGTTTTTTAAGTTGTAATTCTATCATTTTAAGTTTTTTATCTAGTTTAGCAGATTTTGCATCAATTGCATTTTTAAGCATAGTACCTGCTACTTCAAAAATTCTACCACTGTACCTTGCTTCGACATTCATACCTAAATCCATTAAGTCATCATAGGCATCTGTAGCTCGTTGTGCAAGTGCATCTAACTCGGTATCTGCTATATCGCCAAGGCCTTTAACTTGGGGTAACGCTGCTGAAATTTTATCAAATTCTGATATGTCTCTAAATAATGCAGGATGGTCAGCCGTGCTTAATTCCTTAGCAGATTCTTTTTCGGCCTTTTTAACAATTTTCTTGTTTTCAGGCAAATTTAATAATTCTTCAAGTTTTTTAGTCATATCTGTACTTATCCATTTCTACTGTTGCTAAAAATATCTTGTTCGTTGACCACTCTAAATTTAATACCTTGCGATTTACACCATGCTTGTGCAGCTCGCCATTTAGCTATATTTTTTACATATTGTATTTGATTATTTTTATTTTTGCCTACTTTTTCTCGTAATGTTTGGTTTTGTGGTTTAATTTCTATAAGTTCAACATGCAACTTTCCTAATTTATCGATGTATTGAATAAAAAAATCTGGTACATAAATTGTTTGCCTACCTGTTATAGGGCATCGATACGGTATACTAATTGCTTCGCTAGCCCATTTTTGTATCGACGGATGCGAATCACAAGTTCGCATGAAAGTAAGTTCCCAGCTACTCCTATATGTCGGCGATTTGTTTCCTACATATTTTTCTGGGTTAATAACTGTATACTTTCCTTGTGCGAATCGACTCATGGAACAATGTTTCTACTTTCAGTTGTTTCTTCTACTGTAAGTATTTTGTAACCTAACATACTTGTTTTTTCTCTGTATGCATTTAACACTTCGGTAACTACAGCACTTAATTGTGCATCAGAGACGGATTTAAGTGTATCTAACAATTGAAATACGTTGACATTGTCTAATCTAGCTTGATTCAACAATACTATCCCTGTACTTCTTGCACTAGTATCGTCGAATCCTCTTTTTAAAAAGAAACCGATAACTGCATCTATTTGGTTACTTGGAAAAGTAATTTGATGTCTAAAGTATTTGTCGAAAAAACTTCGTACTTCTTGAGAACTATCGGTATTTTCTGTTACTGGTAAATTATTAGCCATTAATTGCCTCCGAACAAGTTTCTTGGCGATGCATTGGTAGTAACTGAGGGATTGTTTACAGGAAAACTAATATCTCGTACGCCGCCCATACCAATTGCTGCTAACGATGACAAACCTTTAACCGCCATATTTGTTACTTCGGCTTTAATGCCTGCTGAACTTAGATTTTTAGCATTTTGATATGTATTAACTGCTGTAATAGCAGTTGCAATAAAATTTGCAGGACTTTCGAATGCCCTACCACTTCCTAGTGCGCCAAATACGGCTTCTGCACCTGCAAGCACTCCGGCTTGGCCAAAAAGTGTTCGAGTCCCGCCGCCAATTAACGATATAGGGCTAGGCATTGTATCATAATGCTCAGGCCCGCCGAACCCTTGCGGATTTCCTTGCGAGACATAACCTGTATTGTATGCTACGCTTTCGTATGCAAGTTGCATCGATTGTTCGCTTGCTGCTGAAGCAGAATAATCTAAACTATCATGGTTCCAGCTTGTAATCACTGGGTTGATCAATTTATAACTATACCATGCACGTTTTGCCATTTGATAAATGGTTATATCTTTAAAGAACGGCATGCTACTATTGTTGTCGAGACCGTATCGTGCCTTAAAAACATTCGGCCCTTCGGTAGCATTTCTATTGTATGCTCCCTGTAAATTCGCAGCGGCGCTGTCCCCGTAATAATACCCGTAATAATTTTGCCAAAGTTGCCCCACAACACCTAAGTTATCGTCATGAAATTTTATATTAATAGGCATGTAATCAATTTTTACTTGGACTACCTTTTTCCTATTGTACTGATTAAGTGTATCAGTTATTATATTAAATTTTGGTAAATCTGCAGATTTTACCAACATATTAATTTCGTTAATATGCTGATATTGAAAATTTAAACTTTTAAGTGCATTGGTGTTTACATTAAACACTACATGATAGTTAAATTTTCGTTTAGGTGCAAGACGTAAATCGCTGTCTATGAATAACCGAGATGCATGAGCAAAGTCCCCCAAATTTCCTTTGGGGTTGGTTAATCCTGAAACAAATTGTCGTAGAGCTTTACTGGTCATACAGTATTTATCTGGTATAATCTACGCAGATAACTTTAAGTCGTAAAAAAAGGCTGTTGCCAGCCTTTTTTATTAAACGCCGCCGCCAGTAGTTAATGTGCCAACTGTTCGTCCGACAACAGTGCCAACACCAGTACCTTGTGGTGATTGGATTGCATTGTCATACTTGATAGTTAGTGCAATTCTAACGTCTTCGTTTGCATTATAAGCCATGTTACCGTAATTAGCTGTTAGAACATAACAACCATAGCATTCCCATGTTTCTAAAACAGTAGGAGTACTGGTTCCGTTACCACCGTCTAACATTTCAATACGAGATGTAAACTTGTAATCGATGCCTGATGCAGCACTAGCTTGCTCGAAGAAGTCGAACTGCTTCTGTAGCTGTTCTCCTACTAACTTGCTAACTTCACCAGTAACATCATCACGTAAGTTAACAGTCATGTCAGCCCATGTGTGCTTACCATGAATATTAACTCTACTGTTATAAACATCTAATACAATGTTATCAAATGTTATGCTTGGGAGAGTAACGTCTACAACTTGTTTTGTT